ACGTCGTGTGCTGTGGGGTGTAGTTCCGGGGTGTTCCCGGAAAACACCATTTGAAAAAGGAATTCAAATGAAGTTGTTCAAAACCGCCAAGAAGTACGGCAGCACCGCTGCCGCCAAGGTTGCCGCTGTCGGCACCAGCCTGGCCCTGCTGGGCTCGCGCGCCATGGCCCAGACCGCTGACCCGAGCGTCCTGGACCAGTTCTTTGACGCCATTGGCCTGAACACCGTGGTCGGCAAGGTGGTCGCCATCGGCCTGATCATCGTCGGCATCGCGCTGGCGTTCAAGGGCCCGGACCTGGCAAAGCGCGTCATCCGCAAGGTGTAATCGTGTTCACCGGTGCCCTCATAGCCCTGTTCTGGGCCATCATCGCCCTGATCGGTGCTCTGAGCGGCATCGGTTTCTGCATCGCGGTCGGAGGTGGCAAATGAGCCGCCTGCGCACGCTCCTCGCGGCTGCGGTCCTGCTGCTGCTGCCGTTCCATCTCCTGGCCGCGACCGTCGCGGCTCCCTCCGCATTCGATAAATTCATGGCCCTGGCAACCGGCGCCGGCAAGACCACCGTCACCCTGGCCTCCAACGGCACCCCGCTGGCAGCGCCTGGCGTGCCGACCATTGAGACCGATGGCGGCCTGCCCAAGGCCACCGCAACCGGCAGCGTCGTTAATCCTGCCGGCAACCGCGTTCCGGTCTCCGCCGTCGCCCGCGTTCCCGCCGCCGAAATCGGTGCGGCCACAGGCCGGATGCTCGTGAGGCTGGGTTTGAAGGCCGCCGCCGTCATAGGCGCCGGCGTCGTGCTCTATGACTTCGCCAAGGAAATCAAATTCATCCTCTCGCGCAATCCGGACGGCTCGATCAAGGTCGAGAAAGAGGACCCCGACGTGTGTACCGTGGCGCCGTGCTACAGCTACACCATGTCCGGCGCTACGTTTCCCACGGCCTTGAAGGCGTGCCAGAGGCAGGCCGAGCTGGGGAAAGCCGCCAATCCGCAGTTCAACTTCGTGAACCCGCGCACGAATAGCGACATCTCAAACATGGTTTGCTATATCGATATCTATTACACGAACGGCACGCCCTACATCCTGGGTGCCGTCGTGGGTATCAGCGTCACGCCCATTCCCGCAAGGCCCGTGGCCTACCTGCCATCCAACCAGCAGGAATTCATCGATGCCGTGGCCGCCAAGAGCGGCTGGCCCACCAGCTCCAAGGTCGGCCAGTTGCTGGAAGAATCCGCCGCAGAGACCGGTGTCAAGGTCAAGACCGGCCCCATGACCGTCACCGGCCCGGCCACCTCGCCAGGCGCCCAGAAGGTCACGCAGAACACCACCAACAACACGACCAAAACCGAGAACACGACCTACAACCACACCTACAACGGCGACACCATCAACACCACGACGGTGACGATTACCAATATCACGAACACCACTACGGGCGAGCCCATCTCCAGCGAGACCACCACCGAAACCCCGGACAAGGAAGAAGACCCGCCCAAGGTGGACGTCACCGATACGCCGCTGCCGGCGCAGCCCAAGCTCTACACGCCCAAGTACCCCAACGGCCTGGAAGGCGTCTGGACCCAGCAGAAGGCCGCCTTGAACGCCACGCCGCTGGCAACCCTGGCCGGCAAGCTGATGCCCCGTGTCGGCAACTCGGGCACCTGTCCCGTGATGAACATTGACCTGTCGCTGGCGGTCTGGGCCGACTTCGGGGTTCGGGATGTGGCGCCGCCGTGCTATGTCTGGGACTGGGCGCGGTTGATCGTCCTGGTCGGCGCGCTGCTGCTGGCCCGGGCCTTGATCTTCGGAGGCTGACATGTCCGCGTTCTTCTCCATGCTGCTGGCCAAGATCTCCGCCGTCCTGGAATGGATTGGGGCGCTCTGGGTGGCGGTCTTCGTCGCACTCTGGGATCTGGTCAAGGATGGTTTCGCCTGGCAGTTTGAGCAAATGCTCAAGATCGCCATTTCGGGGATTGGCTCGATAGACACGAGCGCGGTCGATGCCTATGCCGCGCAGGTTGGGCCGCTGCCGGCGGAGCTGCTCAACATCCTGGGCTTGCTGGGGGTGGGGCCCGCGATCAGCATCATCTCGGCGGCCATCGTGATTCGCCTGGTGCTGCAGCTGATCCCCTTCGTGAGGCTCGGATCATGATCAACGGACTTGAAGGCATCCCGGGGTCGGGCAAGAGCTATGAGGCCGTGGTCTATCACGTGCTGCCGGCGCTGCAGAAGGGGAGGTTGGTCATCACAAACCTTCCGCTGCTGGTGGAGATGTTCGCCGCGGTGAATCCGGATTACCGCGAGCTGATCGAGCTGCGCACGCGGACCCAGCCGATACGCGGGACCTGGGACGCAGAGCGCGTTGACGAAAAGGGCAACGGCAATGCCTTCGAGCTGTTCGAGGACGGCCATACCGAAAAGCCCGAGGTGAAGGTGTCGCTCTTCGGCCATGTCTGGGACTACTGGAGCGAGTGGAAGCACCCGAAGACGGGGCAAGGGCCGCTCTTCATCATCGACGAATGCCATGTTGGCATGCCCAAGCTTGGGACCGATCCGCAAGTGGTTGAGTGGTACAAGCTGCACCGGCACTTCAACGCCGATGTGCTGCTGGGTACGCAGAACTTCCGTGACATGAATTCGTCCATCGCCGGCCTGCTGGCGATCCTGATCAAGGTGCGTAAGGCCGACATCCTGGGCAAGGCTGATCACTACATCCGCAAAACCCACGGCGGCTACCGGGGCGGGGTGGTGTCCACCGAGGAGCGGAAATACAAGCCCGAGTTCTTCAAGTTCTACAAGAGCCATACCCAGGGAAACAGCGTGGCGGAATCGGCCGCGCAGGACGTGTCACCCTTCATCGTGAAATTCAATCGCTTCAAATGGGGCGTATTCGTCCTGGGCGCCGTGGCGGTGGTCTGGGCCTTCTGGCCGCAGTCGGACAAGCCAAAACCGGCTGTAGCGCGTCCACCGGCCGCCAGCCTGGTGCGGACCTCAAGCGCGGGGCAGGGAGTCGCCAAGGTGGTTTCAGACCCGGTCAGCGCCGTCACCGGCGTGATCGGTAAGCAGGTGAGCGACCAGCCGGTCGGGATCAATGAGTTTCCGGAGCCTTACGGGCTCAAGGGCCTGCATGTGATGGGGCAAATCACGATGAGGGGTAAAACTATTTATGTTTTGGCCGTTAGCCAAAATGGGGCGCAGATCACGACAGTGACCAGCTCGGAGCTGGAGGCAATTGGCTATAAGTGGAAAGCACTCACGGACTGCGCGGCTTCGCTGCAGTGGAAAGACAAGGTGAGGGCGCTGACTTGTGACAGTCCGCAGATCACTATGGCTCTACAGAAAACCGCGTCGGTCGCTACGCCAGGCGCCCCGAATTGATGCCACGCCTGACGGTTTTAGTTCGGAGGCGGTCGTTTGCCGCTGGTCCATATTTCGTGCGCCACTTCGACAGGGTTGCGATGCCCGTGCTGCATCTGAGCTTTGCTTGCCCAATCAGGCATTCGCAGCTTGCTGGTGTTATCTGCGGCGAATTGTTGGATGGCAATGGCGAACGTGCTGCACCATTCTTTACTTGGAATCATGGTTGTGAACCTGATGAAATGTTGTTGGCGATCACGCTCCGCAGTATCTACGAAATCGAGGGCAATCCAAAATGGCGGTGTGCGCAACACTTTAATGGCTGCTATATTTCGCTCCCATGGGAATGGAAGAGCGGGACTGGTACAGGGAGAGATACGCAAGAAGGAATGGCGGTCGCTATGACCGTCGTAGTGGTCGGTACTGGTGGGGTGGTCGTAAGCCTTCCCCAGTTGAGCGCGATCTTTCCTACGAATCGCACATGCCTCGTGCTATGCGGAAAACGCCGACGCCCTGGCATCCAGTACTTCTGTGGCTCCTTTTCACGGCAATTTGTCTCGGCGTATTCATCGCCTTCAACCTTATTTCGAAAATTGCCTGAGTCGGTGCGGTCGGTGTGATTTACGGATACGCAAGGGTATCCACCACGGAGCAGGAAACCACCCTACAGCTTGACGCGCTTTATCGCGCAGGGGTTGAGCAGGTCTTGCAAGAAAAACGCAGTTCCGTGGGCAATAGGCCTATCTTGCAGCTCCTGCTTTCGATGCTTCGTCCTGGCGATGTAGTCAAGGTCTACAAGATCGACCGTTTTGCTCGATCATTGATTGATCTGCTCTCAATTCTTGAGCGCATCGAAACGGCCGGTGCGTGTTTTCAGAGCCTCACAGAGCCGGTCGACACGTCTACGGGTGCCGGCCGGATGATGATGCACATGCTTGGCGCTTTCGCAGAATTTGAACGCGGAATCATTCGGGAGAGGTCAGTTGCAGGCCAGCAGGCAGCCCGTCGGCGGGGCAAGCATTGCGGGAGGCCTCGTGGCCTTGACGCGTCCACCGAGGCGGCTATGGTCAAACTCTATGATTCCGGGTGGTACACCCTAAATAGTATTGCGCTGGTTTTCGATGCCCACCCTTCCAGCGTGAAGCGGGCAATCTATCGTGTGAAAAAACCCAATCATTCTTCTCTGCGATAGATATTCGGCTAAAAAAGCGCCAAAAGTAACTAAGTGATTCAGTTTTGATCGTATAGTTGCCACGGAGTCGATCCCGTCCATTGGTCACGCTGCGACGAGAAAGCCCCCTTTCCACCGACTAGGTCCGGTAAGATATGGGTTTTTATCCAGCGACATGCTGCGAAGGGTGCATGATGGTTGTCGCTCGCCGAGCCGAGATCAGAGCTGAACATCTTTTGACTGAGTTGTTGGCTGCTCAGGGATGGAACACGTTGCCACCACCTAAGGGTGAATTGCTTCGTCAGCAGGAATACAAAGACTACCCTCATCTCCTTGAGATTTTCAAGGGCAACAGTAAGTCCGCCCGTGGGGGTGATGGGCTGCCGGAGGCCTTACTGGTTGATGAGAATTTCGAGCCACTGGCCGTAGTAGAGGTCAAGGCAGCCGCCTCAGACCTGCCGAAGGCTATTGATGAGGTCACCAACAAATACGGGAAATGGTGTATTGCTGCCGGGTACTCACCATTGGCAATCGCTCTGGCTGGCACGACAGATGATTCGTTCAGACTCAGCATTTCAAAGTGGGCCAAGAATAAGTGGGTGCCAGTCACTTATGACAATGAGCCTATTAGTTGGATTCCAAATCGAGCTGATCTTGAGCAACTGAGGGCGCCGAATAGCCCGGCGGAATTGCGTCCCTCTGTTCCTCCTGCGGAGGTCTTGGCAGCGCGAGCCGATGAGATCAACCGATTGCTCCGCGAAGCTAATATTACCGACGCGCATCGACCGTCGATTGTTGGCGCAATCATGCTGGCGCTGTGGAAGTCAAAGGGCAAGATTCGACGTGACCCAGAGTACATACTGGGGGACGTAAACGAAGCCGCGCAGAAGGCATTTTGGACTGCTGGAAAACCAAAAATTGCGGATAGTTTGCGCGTGCCCGTTGCAAACAAAGATCTCGCAAGAATTGCTGTTCGCATCGCGAGCATTCTTGAGCGCCTTAACGTTACCGTGCTCAATGCTGAAACTGATTATCTGGGCCAGCTGTACGAAACCTTCTTCAGCTACGTTGGCGGCAACACCATAGGACAGATTTTTACGCCGCGCCATATCGCAGCTTTCATGGCTGAGATGGCTGATGTGCAGCGGGACGACGACGTTTTGGATCCGGCGTGCGGGACTGGTGGATTCTTGATAGCTGCCATGAATCGAATGCAGCAGCATAGCAAGCTATCACGTGCGCAAATGGTGGAGATCGTCAAGAAGCATTTAGTAGGTTTTGAAGTTGAGCCTACCACTGCGGCACTTTGCATCGCTAATATGATTCTTCGCGGTGATGGTTCTACACGTGTTCACCAAGGGAGCTGCTTCACGTCGAAGGAGTTTGAGCCGGGTAAGGCTTCCATCGTTCTGATGAATCCGCCGTTTCCTCATGAAGCAACCGACACCCCCCCTGAACAATTCATAGAGCGTGCGTTGGAAGGGATGCGGCCAAAGGGATTTTTCGCCGCCATCATTCCACAGTCATTGATGGTTAAGAAGGACAAGCAGCAATGGCGTGACGACATTCTTCGAAAGCATACTTTGCGTGGAGTGATTGCATTGCCAGATGAGTTGTTTTCGCCATTTGCATCCGCGTTTACAGCCATCTTGATTCTTGAGAAAGGCGTTCCACATCGCAGCAACAAAGAGGTCTTCTTTGCGCGAATCGAGAATGATGGATTCAAAATTAAGAAGGGCGTAAGAATGCCTCGCGAGGGTAGCCAGTTGCCCTTGGTGTTGGAGGCTTTTAACAAAAAGAAATCAGTTCCACGGCTTTGCGGCTGGTCTGTTTTGGATCCTGATGAAGCTCTTTGGCATACGGCCGCACCCTACTATGTTCCGACAACGCAGCTCAATCCAATTGAACTTGCGAGTGGTGTACGTGAGCTGGCACGTTCAAGGTCGTCCTTCGTAGTCCGTCATGCGTCAGAGCTGTTATCGCTGAACGCAGACGTTCGACGGGGAGTGCTCAAACCGAGGAGCATTGAAGACATTCGTAAGCCGACCGAATTGAAAGTAAAGCCAAAAACTATTGGTGCTCTTTTCAATATTTATGGTGGTCAACGCGAGTTGCACAATAAGGAAAAACTTGTCCCAGGCAATGTTCTGGTGATTTCCTCAAGTGGAACTGATAACGGGTCGTATGGTTTCTTTGAATTTGATGGATTGCTAAAGCCGCCATTTGCCACAGTGCCTGGCACTGGAAGTATTGGCCAGGCTTTTGTGCAAGAGTGGCCTTGCGGGGTTACTGACCATTGCTACATTCTGGTTCCCAAAGCCGGGGTTGCGCCAGAGCTGCTATATGTGGCTTGCGCGACAATTCGGCGGGAATTGTGGCGTTTCAGTTACGGTGCTCAAATCACACCCCGCCGCATCGCGTGGCTTCCGATGCCGACCGATGCAGCGACGATACAGATCGTTCGGGATCAACTGGAGTCTGCGTCGCGCATCGAAGCAGTTGCGCTGGAGGAAGCTGCAGACGAGCTGGACAGGGATACCGCTAAGCGGCGTTTGTATGACCTTGGCTCAAAGAATGATCGACTTGTGCAGGGCGATGAGTTGGATAGCGTTCTATCCGCTCTTGAAGCCAAGTAAGTTATGGCATTGCTCAAGCTTTCGTTTTCCGGATCATCGCTAACATTTTTGTCGACGGTGCCACAAAAATTTCGAGCACAAATCATAAAAAAAGTAAGAGCACTAGCGCTTAATCCGTACCCGCAAGGATCCAAGAAATTGCAGGGCGTGGAGACTCCGATGGGGGAGCCGGTGTATCGAGAGCGGTCGGGTGATTATCGAATTCTCTATGTACTTAGGAAAGATCCTGACCAGGTGGTGATCTTGGACATTGATCATAGAAAAGATGTCTATCAATGAAGTCCCGCGCTACCCGTGCTCATCGAAGATGCACTCCACGAGTCACATGATTCGCGGCTGGTTGTGATACTCATTGCTGGATAGTTCACACTGGCAGCGCAACACTTCGAGGTGTTTAGTGTGGTTGCGGGCAATCATGTCAGCCACCATCCGATCAATGCCCCGCCGACGACTGCGAAGATAACAGCTAGGCGTGCCAGCCGTTCGAATCGATCCAGGTTGTCTCGCAGCCTACTATTCCAGTCGTCCTCATTCACGGTGTCCGCCTTTCAAAAGTTACCGGGTCCCTAGATTTCTCGCCCTCCCCGAATTGGGGTTCAGGTCTTTCCACCAGAGAGGGGGCATTTGTCACCGTTTCCCTGAGTTCCTGCGCCCGGAGGATGACGGCACCAGGAATGGCGCGGATGTGCGGGGAAGGTTTGTAAAGCGACTAGCGCGAAGCGCCTT